TTGATGACACAGGAATTTTTGGAATTGGAGCAGATCCAATGACAAAACAAGAATTTAATGAATACATAAAATCTCAGGATTATGAAGGAGCAGGTTTAGAATTAGCAGACGGTGGCCGTGTTCCATTTGCCATGGGCCGTCGTGCATTTTTAAAATTACTAGGTGTCGGAGGCGCAGGTATTGCGGGACTTAAAACAGGAGTTGGTTTAGGTGGTAAGAAAGTTGCAACAGAAGTTGCAAAAGATGTTGCAACAACAAGTGCCACAACGCCTCCTCCCGCATATTTTTTTAATTTAGTTAATAAAATAAAAAATTTAGGTGATGATGCAGTAGCATCACAAGATAAAGCTAGAGCATATAAATATAAAGATTACACAATGGAAGAAGATTTTGCCGGTAATATAGAAATTAAAAAAACTAACTATGGTATGTTTGGTGATGAAATAGCTCCAACAGAAGAAGTTTATATGAGTTACAAAGTAGATGAAGTTCCATTAAAGGGTAGAGGTAAGAAAAAATCTACAAAAGTTGAAGAGTATGAAGAATACACTGCAAGACCCGATGAAGACGGTAAGATGAAAGACGTTGAAAGCGGTGTACCAGATGATGTTATTGAAGATGGAACTATGTTTGAAGATAATATGACAGATTTTGGTAAAGCAGACGGCGGTATCGCTAGAATGCTAGGGGAATAATGGATATATTAGAATACATAAAACAGATGCAGGAGATGTATGGTGAAGATGTTATTACTACTGCTGATAAAATAAACAGACCAGAACCTAAAAGAGAAGTTCAAGAGATAGAACTATTTAATGAGTTTAATACACGTAATCCACAAGCAGATGGTGGTCGTATGGGTTTTTTTGGAGGAAAATCTGTAGTTAGTTTTGCAGATAAAATAAAAGAACTTTGGTTAAGTGGTGAAACTATTAAAAAAATAAGCACAGCAATAGGATTAGAGGGTAAAAAAACAACCACTATTGAAGGTTTAATAAATTCAATGAAAAACCCTAAAATAAAAGTTTTAGATGGTAATAAAGAAATATCTATTTCTAAAAAAGAATTAAAAACGCGTCCAGATATTAGAGGAACAACTATAGGAGGAAAATTACCCTATGCAAAAGATCCTGTAGTATCTAAAAAAATTATAGACGCTGCAAAAGCTGGGAAAGATACAATAATAGGTTTTTTAAGAAAAAATCCAGACTTAAATAAAACTTCTTTATATGATTTTTTAAGAAAAACAAAAACAACATGGAAAAGTAAAGGTACAGGAAAACCTCCTTTTAAAAAAAAGATTACAGATGATATTATAAAAGTTGAAAATTTTTTAAAAGAAAATCCTACTGTAAATCTTGAGTCGATAGCTACGGGAACAGATATTTCTTTAAGTAAAATAGGTAATATAGTTGCAGCATACAAAAAATCTTTTGTTGAACCTAGACCTAATTTTATTCCTGATAAATCTCTTAAAAATTTTGTTAATAAAATAAATACAAATACCCCTGTTGGTTTTGAACAATTATTAAATGAATTATTAACTAAATATGGAATTAATCCCAATAAAGTATCAAAAGAAACTAAAAACAAATTAACAAAATCTAGAAAAGCAGTAAGTGAGTTTTTTGAAGGCGGAACTAATTTTGAACACACACTACCAAAATCTTTAATTAAATATATAGATGATCCCGAAAAAAAAATAGAATTATTATTAACAGGATCAAGAACTTCTCCTGAGTTAAATCAATTTAAAAAAAGATATGATAATTTATTAAGAGGTGCTGTTTCTAGATTAAAAGGAACTTCTAAAGACAAAGTTAAATATACTTTAAAAGAATATAATGATGAAGTAAAAAGAATTAGGAATGAAGTTAAAAAAGCAACGGGTGGATATGAGATAGGTTATTTAAAATTTGATACTACAGGAAAAGCAACCGCTGTTCTACCTAAAGGTTCAAAATCGTTATTAAAAACAAAAGGTGGTTTAGGGCCAGAAACATCTCAAAAATTATCTGCTTTTGAAAATGCTAAATACCACAATAATTTAATTGAAAACTATAATAAAGATCCTGACTCTCCAATTTTTAATACTTTAAGAGAATATCAACCAGATCCAACAAAAATAACTTTATTTAAAGATCAACAAACAGCCTACGAGCAAGTAAATAAATATTTAAAAATATCAAAACAAAAATTTTTAGATTTTGCTAATAAAAATATAAACAATCCCGCAGTGCAGGCTATCTTTAAATCTCCTTATGGAAAAGGGGCAACAGTAACAGCTTCATTTTTAATTCCTTCAAAGTTGGCGGCAGCCGATGGTGCACAAACAACAGGATTTACTACAGGAGAAAAATTAACTGGTGCTGGCGCAGCGGCCGGTGCATATAAATTTAGAAAACCAATTATAAAAGGAGCTAAAGCTGCAGGTAAACTTGCATTGAAAGCGTTAACGCCTTTAACCATTCCTTTAGAAGGTGCTTTTGTTTTAAGTGATTTAAAATCAGGTGCGTCTGTTCCAGAAGCAATTTCAGATGTTGTGTTAGCTGGTGGTATTTTTAGAGAGAGGGACAAAAGAAAATTTATAAAAGATAAATACGGAACAGAAACTCTTAATAGATACGTTGCTGCAAAGACTCCCGGTATTACAGATTACATGGATATGCCAACTGCTTTACCTGCATTGTCTGAAGAATTACAAAGAATTGATACTGAGGCCGATGCTTATCTTCAAACATTAAGAAATCAAAGAGCTCAAGAATTTGAAAGAAAATCAAATTTACCAAGACCAGAAATAAATCCTTTTCAGGCTGCAGGCGGTGGTCTAGCTAACTTAACTGACACAATACCACCAGAATCAGGGCCCATGTCTCAAGGGTTGCGTTCTTTGTACAATAATGATATGGATTACTAGGAGTAACAAATGGCAGATATAGACAAAACACTCCCTAACACTCGTACTGAATTAAAAGTTCCAGGACCGGAACAAGAAGTCGATGTTACGGAACAAGAAGAACAAAAAGGACCAGTAGAAGTAACACCAGATGAAGATGGTGGTGCAACAATTGACTTTGATCCAAGTGCAATTAATCAACCAAGCACACAATCACACTTTGACAATTTAGCAGACATATTACCAGAAGATGTTTTAGATCCGATAGGTTCTGAATTAAAAAATAATTACATGGATTATAAAATGTCTAGAAAAGATTGGGAACAATCTTACACAAATGGTTTAGACTTATTAGGATTTAAATACGACAATCGTAACGAACCGTTTCAAGGAGCATCAGGTGCAACACACCCGGTGTTAGCTGAAGCAGTAACACAATTTCAAGCACTAGCTTACAAAGAATTAATGCCAGCAGATGGACCAGTTAGAACACAAATAATTGGTTTGTCTAATCCTGGCAAAGAAGCTCAATCACAAAGAGTTAAAGATTTTATGAACTATCAAATTATGGATCAGATGAAAGAATATGAACCAGAGTTTGATCAAATGTTATTTTATTTACCTTTGTCAGGTTCTACATTTAAAAAAGTTTATTATGACGATTTACTAGGGAGAGCTGTTTCTAAGTTTGTCCCTGCAGACGATCTTGTCGTTCCGTATACAGCTACCTCATTAGATGATGCGGAAGCAGTCGTCCATGTAATAAAAGTATCTGAAAACGATTTACGTAAACAACAAGTAAATGGTTT